GTGTAACCTAAATTTCCTTGAATACCTTGCGAACCTGAATAACCTATATCGCCTTTTGATCCTGTGTAACCTAAATTTCCTTGAGAACCAACAAAACCAGTATCGCCTTTAGAACCTGTGTAACCTAAATTTCCTTGAGAACCAACAAAACCAGTATCGCCTTTAGAACCAGCATAACCTTGATCGCCTTTTGATCCTGTGTAACCTAAATTTCCTTGAGTACCTTGATCACCTTTTGAACCTGTGTAACCTAAATCTCCTTTAGAACCTGTGTAACCTAAATTTCCTTGAGTACCTTGATCGCCTTTTGAACCTGTGTAACCTATGTCACCTTTTGAACCTGTGTAACCTATATTACCTTGTGAACCAACGTAACCTGTATTTCCTATGTTACCTTGATCGCCTTTTGATCCTGTGTAACCTAAATCTCCTTTAGAACCTGTGTAACCTAAACTTCCTGTAGAACCTGTAAAGCCTGTATCGCCTTTTGATCCTGAATAACCTATATCACCTTTAGAACCTGTATAACCAGCTGTAAGAGGTACTAACTCCCAAGCAGTTCCATTCCATTTCCATGTACGATTACCTAATGAGTATGTTGATACGTTTGGTGTTAACCCTGTTGAAGGAAAATTTATGGCCATTTGTTTTCTTTTAACCTTTTGTGTTTAGTTAATTAGTGTAATTATTTATATAAAAAAAATGTTCAGAAATGCTTTTTTTTAAAAATATTTTTAAAAAATAAAATTCAGTATATGTATTTATAATTTTTATATTTCCTAACCAAATCTTCTAATTTTTGTTCTAGGATAAAGATTTCCAGTACTTGATCTGTTTTTAACAGTGTTTATTGCTACATATCCTGTTAATCCTCTTTCCTTTTTATAAAACAAATATCTATTATTTGAAGAATCACCTAATGACAAATAATCTCCTGCATTTCCACCCGTAGATGTTATTCTATTTAAAGTAGAATTATTTACTAAGTAAGTAAGACATTCTGATTGTGTTAAAGAAGGAAAATTTTCTAAAAGACAAGATAACACACCAGCAACTTGTGGAGTGGCCATACTTGTACCAGAAAGTGAACCTATTTTATAATTTGAATCTCTCGGGTCATTTGCTAGTGTAATTCCAAATTCAGTAGCTGCTGTTGTATCATATACTGAAGAAGTTATAAATCTGCCAGGAGCGTAAACATTCACACGGCTTCCATAATTACTAAAATTTGATTTATTTTCTGCTAAAAATACTCCTACACTTCCTACACAAATTGCATTACCAGCAGATCCTGGAGACATGCCTTTTGAATGATAAATCGAACCAACGTTTGTTGAATATACAGAATTACCATAATCTACTGAATCGGTTGTTGCACAATTCCAATAAGAATTTCCAGAAGCTCCTAAAACTATTAATCCGTCATTTATAGCATCTATAACATCAGCATCTAAAGCTGCTACTCTAGCAGGAGTAAGATGTAAAACTGATTCATTAGGAACAGGAACTCCATTGTTTTCAAGAATTACTTTTTTTTGAGCATTTGTTAACCCGTTTAAATCTGTTGTTGTTCCTCTATAAGTTACTTCAATAATGCTCGCCATATTTAAATCGCTATAACCGTAACCCCAACTATTAGTTACAATCGTAGGATTTTTTCTACCTGTAACGTTGTTAATAGGTTTTGTTCTATGAAATTCTCTAATATAATCAAATACAAATAAAGTCCAATCTCCAGAAGGTCCTCCTGCACTTGTATAATTAAAGTTAATATTATAAATATTTGCATCTCTTGCCCAACCTTGAGTATTTCCTGCAACTATGCCGGCTACATGCGTGCCATGATTGGTCTCAATATAACTATATGAATATGGTTGTGTGGTTGTATATCCTAATGATGAACTATGTTGAAACCAATTATAAGCAACAAATCTACTCCCACCAGTACCGTCCACATTTACAGCAAATTCAGGATGATTTCCATTTATATGAGCATCTACAACCACAACATCAACATTTTTTCCTGATGACGTTGTATTAATTGTTTGTGTTGTTTGTGTAAAAGAACCGTCTGTGCCCCAGTTACTTAATGGTTGTTGATTTGTTATACTATAAAGTCCCCAATTTTTATCATTAGTATCTATTGAGTTACTTTTTTCAAAATTTCCAGTTTGAGACCAAAGAAGAATAGGCTCGATACCCATTTCTTTAGGTAATAATTCAACAGATAAAACTCTAGGTTCATTTCGTAATAAATTAGATTCTTCATCAGTTAAATAATAATGTGTGTTTCTACTAGTTTCTCTTATGTGTACAATTTCTACTTTTCTATTAGGAATAAATTCTGTACCAATATTGTTATCCATATCATCATAAAAAGAATCTATATCTGATCTATTGCGTACCGTAACAATATATTCTTTTTTATCAGACATTTTAAATTTCTAATTGTAAAATTGTTAAAGTTACTGTAATAGTTGTTGTAGAACCACTTTTATTTTTTACAGAAATAGGAATATCAGTAACTATAGTATTTTCATTATTAAATCCAAAAACACCAGGAGATATTAAAATAGTTTCATTAGTTGTTGTTATTACTTCAGCAATAACTCCTGAACCAGGAGATGGGTCTGTCGTTTCTGTTCTACTACTATCACTACTACGTGATGTCGTGTCATTATAAATTCTTACCCATGCGGCCGCTGATGTTTGTATTTTTAATAAAGCATAACCTTTAAATCCTGTAATAGTTAAATTTTCAGAACTTCCATCAGCTAGTGAAGAAGATGTAACTGAAGATGTTGATCTTGAAGAAGCTCCAGTACCTGAACTTCCAGTATAACCTGTACCACCTTGTGAACCTGTATATCCACCTGCATCTCCTTTAGAACCTGTATAACCTGTAGTTCCTTGAGAACCTGTATAACCACCAGCATCTCCTTTAGAACCAGTATAACCTGTAGAACCTGTGTAACCATTTCCAGCTGATCCTGTATATCCTTTTGAACCTGTATATCCACTTCCTGCTACTGCAGCTCCATTAACTGTAAAAATACCTGTTGGACTAACTTTAAGTATGTTAGTTCCTGCTTTTATAACAATTTGATTTGAACATCCTGCGCCACCTCCAACTGCTCCACAACCTATAAAAATATTATCAGTACCTGAAGTATTAGCACAACCACAAGAAGCGTAAAGATTGTAAGATCCAGCGTAAAAACCAATAGCAATATTATTACCACCTGTTGTATTAGTTCCACCAGCGCATTGACCTAAAAATATATTATTACCACCTACGGTATTACATTTACCAGCGCCATTGCCTACATAAAAGTTTTCAGCACCTGTTGTGTTTTTTAAACCAGCAAAAGAGCCAAAAAAGTAATTATGAGATCCTGTAGTATATTGGCCTGCCCCCCTACCCATAAAAATATTACCTTCACCAGTTATAAGATTATTTCCAGAATTTCTACCTAAAAGAATGTTATAACCACCAGTTGTTAATTTTGAACCAGCATTATGTCCAACAATAATATTACCAGTTGAAGAATTTGCATATTTACCTGCACTAGCACCTATATAAAAATTGTATCTTCCTGTTGTATTACCGCAACCAGCTAAAGGTCCTATAAAATAGTTATTATCGCCTGTTGTATTACAAGCACCAGCCCATGGACCAAGAAATATATTGTTATATCCACCTGTATTATTACGACCAGCACAACAACCTATAAAAATATTACTATAACCTGTTGTTGTATATAATCCTGCTTGACCACCTATAAAAGTGTTACTATATCCTGTTGTATTACAAAAACCTGTTCTATAACCTATAAAAGTATTGTCAGAACCGGATGTTTTATAACCTGATTGTTGTCCTATAAAAGTATTATTACAACCAGTACTAGAATATGTTCCTGCCTCATTTCCTACATTAAAATTATTTGAACCTGTTGTTGTACATCTACCACTACTGTCTCCTAAAAATATATTGTTAGTACCTGTAGTATTATATTTACCAGAATATCTTCCTAAAAATATATTATTATTAGCTGTGGTGTTAGCTCTTCCACTAGATACTCCTACAAAAATATTATGAGCTCCTGTAGTGTTACAAATTCCAGTATTAGCACCTATAAAAGTATTTAAAGATCCATCTGTATTTTTAAATCCAGCACATCTACCTATAAAAGTATTATATTTTCCTGTTGTAGTACAACGGCCAGCACCAATACCTATAAAAGTATTATAACAACCTGTCGTGTTAGCAGCACCAGCACATTGACCAGCAAAGAAATTATGTAAACCTGTTCCACCTGTGCCTGTCCCTATACCAGCACCAGTTGAAACTATATTTGATGTATTACAAGTAGCAAATGGGCCTGATGTTCCTGCTGAACCTGTATAACCTATAGAACCTTGTGAACCAACGTACCCAATATTTCCTAATGAGCCTGTATAACCTAATGAACCGGTATAACCAGCACCTGCTGATCCTGTGTACCCAATATTTCCTAATGAGCCTGTGTACCCAACTCCAGCTGATCCTGTATAACCTATAGATCCTTGTGAACCAACGTAACCAATATTTCCTAATGAGCCTGTGTAACCTGTTGAACCGGTATAACCAGCACCTGCTGATCCTGTGTACCCAATATTTCCTAATGAGCCTGTATAACCTGTTGAACCGGTATAACCAGCACCTGCTGATCCTGTGTACCCAATATTTCCTAATGAGCCTGTATAACCTAATGAACCTGTATAGCCAGCACCTGATGAACCTGTATAACCAATATTTCCTAATGATCCTGTGTAACCTAATGAACCTGTATAACCTATTACACCTCGTGAACCAACATAACCAATATCACCTTTTGATCCTGCATATCCTGGTAATCCTACGTTTGAAAGTTCTACCCATTGGTCCGAATCACCATCATAAATCCAAGAGTATTCAATACCTGTTGTAGAATCAATCCAAATGTCTCCATAGTTAGGACTTCCTGGAGGAGTTGATGCTGTTGTAATTTGTAATTGTCCTTTTGAACCTGTGTAACCAACTGAACCTGTGTATCCAGCACCTGCTGATCCTGTGTAACCTAAACTTCCTGAATAACCAATATCTCCTTTTGAACCTGAATATCCATCAACTCCGGCCGATCCTGTAAATCCTGTTGAACCTGTGTAACCAACTCCAGTTGATCCTGTATAACCAACACCTGTTGAACCGGTAAATCCTGTTGAACCAGTGTAACCCGTGCCTGTGGAACCTGTATATCCTACTCCAGCTGATCCTGTATAACCAACTCCTGCTGATCCTGTAAATCCTGTTGAACCAGTGTAACCAGCTCCTGCTGATCCTGTGTAACCTAAACTGCCTGTATAACCTAAATCTCCTTTTGAACCTGTATAACCTCCACCTCCTGCTGTATAAGCTGTCCAGTTTGCTTCAGCATTTGGCATAGCACCTGTTATAGCACTACGTGATTCGCCTCCTTGTAATTTGTAAGTGTAGTAAGAATCTCCTGTTCTAGTTGTAGCTCCTGCTGTATATCCTGTTTTAAGATATACTAACATACCTTCTTGTATTCTAGCACCAGGAATATCTGTTAATCTATCTCCAGAATCTCCACTTATACTTTGTAAAGCACCACGAATTTCCGTATCTAATACAATAGGTGCATTAGTGTTAGTACTCCAGGTACCTGGCCAAATATTTCGAGTTAAACCACTATAATTAGATGACATATTATCCTATTTGTACGTAAGTTATTCCTGGTTGTAAAGTTATACCATAAATATTATAATTAACAGAACTATATCCTGCTGGAGGAGAATCTGGTTCTAATGAAACTGTTCCACCATCCGTATAAGACACATCACTTAATAATCCTGCGCTAGCTCCCGTTTTAAAAGTTGTTGGTTGAGAAGCTGAAGATTTAACAGCAAACCAAAACGCTCTAGGATTAGTATCAGTATTATTTATTGCTTGTACAGATAAAGTTTTAGTTTGATCTGCTAATTGTGTTACTACAGATTCAAAACCTGTTCCTGTTGCGTCATCAATTATATCTACTCTTGTTGGTAATGTTCCTGTACTTGTTGTCCATAACCAAAAAGATGGATATGTAAATGTAGCAGCAATACTTGATGTTGTAGAACTTAATGTTGCTGTATAAGAAGTGCCTGTTACACCAATAGGTCTTGTAAATGTTGTTGTGTTGCTAACTGTTCTTGTAGTACCTGTATTATCTTTATGTATAGGTGTTGTAAATGTAAATGTTCCATTTCCTGTAGAACTACTCACAGTACCGCCTGATGCTGTAATACTATGAACATAATTAGCAGCTGTAGTAATACCTGTTACAGAAGTTGTGTAAGTTGTAGATGTATAAGTTTTTAAAAATGTTGAACCACTTTTATCTGATTTAGATAAACTCATTGTAGGTGTTGCCCAAGTAATAGTAAAACTAGCATTACTTGTTGTGTACTCTGATTCTGAACCTGGATTGTGATTAAATCTAACTGTAGCAGCTGCTGAACCTCCAGTGATTGTAGATGAAACAGGTCTAATATATGATGAACCATTTGTAGTAAAAGTTTGTGTCCAATCTATAGTAGCTGCTGGTGTATTACTTTTAGCTCCTGCTGTATATGAACCTAATGTTCCTGTTACACTGCCTGATGTTCCTGTTATTGAATAAACTGAACTAATATAATCACTTGTTACATCATCAGGATTTGTTACTGTAACCGTAAATCCAGTTGCTGCTACGTCCCAATTTGGAGAAGCACTTGGTGTTCCTGCTGATGCTAGTGTAGGTGTAAATGTTGCTAAAGTCAATCTTAAAGCATTAGCGACAAATTCTGCTGTTCTTACAGTAGATGTTGTTCCACTTTCTGTGTAACCCGTAAGTGTTCTATAAATTCCCGATGTTGTAAAAACTAAAGGACTATCTGCTCCTGATCCTGTAAATCCTACAATACCTTGTGAACCTGTAAATCCTGTTGAACCTGTATAACCAACTCCTGCTGATCCTGTGTAACCTAAACTACCTGTATATCCTAAATCTCCTTTTGAACCTGTATAACCATCTCTGCCAATTGTTCCATCAGTACCTTTTGATCCTGTATAACCTAAACTTCCTTGAGAACCAGTATAACCAGCACCGGCTGATCCTGTATATCCAACTCCTGTCGAACCGGTAAATCCTGTTGAACCGGCAGATCCTGTGTAACCTGTTGAACCTGTATAACCAGCACCTGCTGATCCTGTGTAACCTAAATCTCCTTTTGAACCTGTAAATCCTGTTGAGCCGGCAGAACCCGTATAACCAGCACCTGCTGATCCTGTGTAACCTAAATCTCCTTTTGAACCGGTAAATCCTGTTGAGCCGGCAGAACCCGTATAACCAGCACCTGCTGATCCGGTAAATCCTGTTGAACCTGTATAACCATCTC